GCCTGCCCACCGCTGGGCAATCAGGCTGGGCAGGTAGCCGGCGGCGTGCTGGCAGGGATCCTGCTTCAGTCCGTGGGGCTGCGGCGGCTGGCAGGGGCGGGCCTGGGGTTGCGGAGCAGGGGGAGCGATCACCACGCCCATGGCCTCCAGGAACCACCCATCCATCCACACCGCGAAGGCGGGACTGATCCAGCGGGCAAGGTCCACGGCAAGGCGGGGGTGAATCCAGGTGCCCTGCAGCTCGGGGCTGCCGCCCTTGATCACATGGATCAGGCCGTGAATTCCCGAAGCCGGAAATCCGGCCACGGCTGCGGCGCAAGGGATCTGAGCCCCTACGCTGGCAGCCAAGGCGCAGATGTACTCGCGGGTGCGCTCGTTGCTGGCGTAGTGGTTCCACCGCTTCCCGCCCGCCTGGCACATGGCCGTGGCGTTCACGAAACCATCCGCCTGGCGGCGCTGGATCGCGCAGCCGTTCCACTCGCGGGCCTCGATGCCGACCGACAGCAGAGCTGGGCCGCAGTTTGCGTTTTTCATGGGTTATCCCGCTCAGGGCGGGCAATGGTGAGCCCCTGGCATCGCTGCCAAGGTGCTCAAAGCGTAGGGGTATCCGCCCGCAAGTTGTCAAGCGATTGTTACGCCGGGCCTCCGATGAGGTTGCAGGGAGGCCACCATCAACCCCCCACCCCGCCCTAATTCCCAGTCAGGGACTGGTGTTGTATTCAGGCCGACCCGGACCCGCGAAGGCTACCCCAACCGAGTCGGTGCAAAGTCTGATGCAGCGATCGTGCCTCATGTCTGTCCCGACCTGCACCATTGACGCTTTACTGGCCCAGGCCGCGGCGTTTACTGCTCACTCTGGCCAGCAGCTCAAGCCGCTTGACCTAGTGATTGGGATCGGCAAAGCCGCCTCATCCAAGACCCGCCAGGCGCTGGCAGTGGCCTAGGGGGCGTAACAGCACCCCTGTCCTGACCTACATTCAACCCGGAATCACCACCAACTCACCCTTGATCGCATGGACGCCACCACAGCCGAGCCCATGGAAGAGCTTTTGCTTGACCTGCCCCCCGAGGCGATTGAACAGCTAGAGGCGATGGCTGCAGCACAAGGCTGCACCGTGAACGAGCTGGCGCAACGGCTGCTCAACGACGGGCTGAAAGGCCTCGCCGCCGAACAGGATGCGTTGCCCGTTGTGGATCTTGCCCCGCTGCCCCTGTCCTGACTTACACTGCCCGCGGGTAAGCGAACTCAAAGCCCAAGGATTGGAACCCCTTGGGCTTTTTCATGCCTACTCGTCCCCCGTCGGCCGCCCTTGGCTCACCAGCAGCGCTCGGTAGCTCTCCATCAGCCGCTGCAGGTTCCGATGCACCAGGCAGGAGCCGCCCGAGCAGATGCGCCACAGGCGCTCCCCTGGCCGGCTGTCTGCGGTCACCACATGGAGCAGGCCATCAGTGTCCACCACCAGATCAGGTGTTATCGAAGATGGTGTAGACGCTGCCCAGCACGTTAAGGCTGGCGCCGTACTTCACCAAGGCCCCTGCATCGCCCTCTTCCTGCTTGGACGAGATCCGGCCATAGCAGAGCTTCTTCTCAACAGTGCCACCGGGGCCGACGCGGAGGTACTTCACCGCCAACTTCTCGGCCACGCTGCGCTCTCGCAGCAGTTCCATGATCTTGTGATCTACCGCCCGATGCACAGTCATGCCCTTAAAGGCGATGCTGTGGGTATCAGTGATCCCGATTGAAATTGCCGAGCCGCGAGTTACCTGATCGTGGGTGATTACGCTTTCGTCGTTGGTCTGCGTTGATAGGGGAGCCCCGGTGACGTTGAGGAGCTGGATCGGTTCGCCGGTGCCGTCCAGGGGGTAGATCCCCGTGGTGACAGTGCCGGCGGCGACGGTGGCGGCAGTGATGTTGGTGCCGGCCAGGGCATAGCTCAGGGTGAACGGTGAGGTCGTGGTGACCGCCGTGACCGTGAAGACGCCGTTCAAGCTGGCGAAGGGGGCCGGAAGGGCGGCGACCTTGATCCGCTTGCCCACCGCGATGCCATGGGCGGCGGCGAAGGTGAGGGTGACCACGTTGGTGGCCAACGCGGCATTGGTGGGTGTCCGGGTGGCGCTGTTGATCAGGATCTCAAAGGCGGATCCTTCCCCGCTAGCGGTCACGGCGGCGGGGCCGGAGATCGCGTTAGCGGTGTTCAGCCAGGTGCTGAGCGATGCCCCACCATTGGCCGCAGCCGCGGCGGCATCTTCCAGGGTGATGGATGCCATTTTCATCGGCACGATGTAGTGCGCGATGTCGAGCGCGGCGGCGTAGTCAATGTTGGTGGTGGACATGGCAGGGGGTTCTCTGCCGTCAGTTTTCCCGGCTCGTCATGGCCAGCACCGCGCACGCCTGCGCCGCGGCGAACGCTCGCCCCTGCACCGCATCGGCCGGCACCCGCAGGGCCACCACCTCGCCGGCCTCTGAGGCGAACTCCCGTACCTGCCCCACGGCACTGGCCTGGGCCACAAGGAACCCGCCCCAGTGGCTCGCATCCACCCGGTAGGGGGCTAGCAGGATCGCATCCTCAGCCGCCCAGCACAGCCGCGGTGGTGGGGTGACACCACGGCCTTGGGCCTCCAGATCGGCCAGCCATGGGCCGTCCAGCACGAACCCAGGCAGCAGGTTGCGCTCCAGCAGCTCCAGCAGGGCAGCGCCGGCTTCGCTCGGGGGGCGCGGCTTCTCGGCCACGTCTGCCCAGAAGCAGAACTCCCGCAGGCTGTAGGGCTCGGGCCGTACCTCGCGGTTGCGGTTGGTCTCGGCGAGGATCAGGGCAACCTGGGCGATGACCTTCTCTTCCCGGTGGAGGCGATCCCGTTCGGCGCGGTGCCCTTCCTGGAGCGCCTGGAGGACGTAGCCGCCGGGGAGCTTCCCGAACCGCTCGCGGGTGAACTCGGGGGCTCCAGGCCAGAGCCTGCGGCAGTCCCAATAGGCGCGGGCCCAGTCGGGTCGGTCGCAGTCGAGTTGCTGGCCTCCTGCAACTTTCCCAGGGCCTCCTCCAGCGCTCGCATCTGCGCGGCGGGGTCCTGCTGCTGCCCGGCGCCGGCCAGCTCCTCTTCCTGCTCAAAGGCGTAGAGGGTGCTCAGCAGGGGGGCCGGGAGGCGGAGGGTCTGCTCATCGGTCCAGGCGGGCTTGATCCGGTTGAGGATCACGGTGACGGACCGGATCACGACACGGTTTGTGATGGCCCTGGCCTGCTCCAGGAAGGGGCCGATGATCCCCGCGTGGAGCACCTGCACAGCCTCCTCCTCGGGGCTCGGCCGGCCGACGCTGGCGCCCTGCTCCTGGGCCAGCAGGCGGGTGAGTAGGCCGTAGCAACGGTGTGCGGTGAACTCCTCGGACTGCACCGCCTGATGCAGCTCCACAGCGGCAGCGGTGATCAGGCGATAGAGCGCGTTCTGCGGATCGATCGCCCGGATCCCCTGCAGCTCATCCACCGTGAGGTAGCCCAGCCGGGGGAGCACCAGCGCACCGCCCTTCCAGGCGATCGTTTCGGTGGCGTGCTCGGGGGCCTCGGGAGGGGTTTCCCACGGCAGAAGGTCAAAGCTCATTTGAGGTTGCGGAACGCCTGAATGAATGATGCCTTGTATTGAGCCCGATAGTCATAGGGCTCAATGCCTGGGATTCTGATGGTCCCCAGCACCGCCGAAGTCCAGGGCCTGGCGGGCAGGTTGACGAGGGGCCGGGTCTTGTCGCCCCATGGGTGGATGTTCGCGCCGTAGTGAACCGCCGTGGCGTAGCCCACGGCCCACCGGAAGGTGCAGAGGCTGCCCGAGACCTCAAAGCTGTTGCTGGCCCGCAGGGTGCCCATGTCCACGATGTTGCGGAGGCCGGCGGGCACGCGGCGCCCCTTGGTGCGGCTGCCGTCGCGCCGGAAGGCACCGCCGCGGTAGGTGTCGCGGGGCCAGTCCCATGCCTTGGTGCCCAGGGCGTCCTGGAAGGCTGCGTTCAGCTCGGGGAACACCACCTGCGCCGCCGTTTCGGCCGCCCGCTGCGCACGGGTCAGGGTGGCCGGGTTGACGCGCACCGTTGCCCTGGTGGCCAGCCTCATCGCCCTGCCGCCCAGGTGCCGGTGAGCACGTCGCCGGCTGCTGCCCGCTCGATCGCGTCAATGCCGCCGGTGCCCGAGAGGGTGGCGATCGTGACCCAGCCGCGCTCCCCTTCGGCCGTGGTCGGCAAGGCGGCCAGATCGCCCATGAAGGCTTCCAGCTTCTCGCCGCGGGGCAGGCCCGTGGGCCGCAGGCCGGTATCGGTCCAACTCCATGTGGTCCCGGCGTCCAGCCACGAGGCCCCGGAGGGCACCACGGCCCAGCGGGTCAGGTTGCCCTCGATGGCGCCCGAGCCGATGGAGCGCCCGCCGCTCTCCTGCTCCCCTCCAGGGCCCGACACCTCCGCAAAGGCCTCGATCACCACCAGATCGGCAGCCGGCCGCAGGCCCTCACGCAGGCTGGTCACTGCAGCCGTGGGGCGCCGCCAGAGGAGGCGGAGGCAGGCGTAGGGCGCGTAGGGGGTGGCCATGGGTTAGGGCTTGCGGCGAGGCTTGCGGGGGCTTCTGCGGGCCGGCAAGAGGCGGCCTTCTGCCCGATGCTTGGCCCTTGCTTTGAGCGCGGCGCCAACCCCGAGGGCAATTAAGCCCTTCTCAGGATCGTTGGATCGAGTAGTGGATTTCCTTTGCTTCTTTGGTGTCGGCCGTGAAAGTGCCTTGTTTAGTTGCGGCAGTAGGTCGGCTTTTTTGTATTGCGCGTTGGGATCGCGGTTGCCTACAGCTCGCTCCGATACATAGCTTTTGGCAAATTGTGAAATAGCAAGCGTTCTAGCCAGCCTACGATCCTCTTTCTTGCTTCTGGCCACAGTTGAACCTCGCGCCTGATTGCTCTCAATTCTTGCAATCACTCTTTCAGCCTTTGTTGTCTTGGTCGGCTCGGCGCTGGCTGACTTGCTTGCCGTCGCCGCCTTTCTCGTCCGCGGCGGCTTCTCGGGTGCAGCCTTGGCCTTCCGTGCGGCGATGGCACCGGGCTTGAGGTTGCGGGGCTTGGCGAGGGTGCCGGAGGGGCGGGGAGAGCTGATCCGCTTGGCAGCGGCGAGCTTGGGCTGCGCCGCCACCGGCCCAGCCACCACCTTCCGCCCTCCCCGGATCACCCCCGCCGGCCCCTTCCCAGCCATCCGCACCGTGGAGGCGGCCCGCACCTTCCCGAGGCGGTTGGCGCCCCTGGTGACGGCCCCGCGCTGCGCCCGCAGGCTCAGCGAACCCCGCAGGCTGCGATCGGCTGGATTCTTGGCGGCGAGCTTGGCGCGGCTGCGGCGGACGCTGCTGCGGGCCCCAAGGGTGCCGCCAGTGACCTTGGCCCTGGCTGCACGGCGAGAGGCGGGCGTGCTGCGCTTGGGAGGCCCACCGCCGGGAGTCGAGGCGAAGCGCCCGCTGTTGTCGCGCACGTAGCTGGAGCGCCTGCCTCTACTGCCGCCGCGGGCCATGGGATCGGGGTCTACTGCTGCAGTTTTCCCGTGGCCCTGGGGCTGCCGTGCTCAGCGCTTCCGCCTGCCCTTGCCGCCGAGGCGCTGGCGCACGGCTGCCAGGGCTTGATCCATGCGAGCGCGAGCCATCTGGCCAGCCACATAGGTGCGAGCGCCAGCGGCAGCCACGGCACGCACGGCGGCCGGGGCACCCCTGCGCTTTGCGAGCTTGCCGCTGCGAGCCGGGGGCAGCATCAGGCGGGCCTTAGCGGGCGGCAGGAGCTTCGGGCCGGTGGGCGGGGCCTGCCTGCGGCCCTTGCCGGGGCGGATCATGCCGCTGCGTGGGGCCATGGCCATCCGCCTCCGGTTGGACTGCTTGGAGGCCTTCAGGTTGTTGGTGGCCTTGGTCGCTGCAGACCGCTGCTGCGAGCTGGCGCCGGGGGCCAGCTTGGCTTTCGCGGCGCGAAACCTGCTGCGCATGGTCAGGGTGCCGCCGGTGGCCTTGGGTTTGGCGGCGCGGCGGCTGGCTGGGGTGCTGCGATTGGAGGAGCCGCCTCCACCCGAGGACGAAAACCGCCCGGAGGCGTCCCTTGTGTAGTTGCGTCCTTTGCCTCCGCTGCGTGCCATGGGGAATCCCTGTCTGTTGGCAGTTTTCCCGCTCAGCTCCGCAGCAGCATCCCGCCGCCCATCGCCGCCTGCGGAGCGATCCGGGGCACGTTCAGGGCGCTGGCAATCCGGCCGATCAGGAGCTGGATTCGCTCATCCCGCTGTCCCTGCGCCGTGGCCCTGGCGTTGCTGCCGAACTTGTAGCGGGCCTTCAGGAGGGAGGTATCCCACGCGAGCTTGCCCACCTGGCTCTGCTGCTGCTCTCGCGTGGGCGAAGTGCCAGGGATCGGCCCCTCATATTCCTCAGCGCTCCCGAGGTGGGCGGTGCCGGCGTCAACTTCATCGGCCTGGATCTCTTCCAGGTTCACGATCTCGTCCAGCCACGCCTGGATCTGCGTCACGGTGCTGGGGCTGTGCGTGGCGACC